GTTACAAAGCTCGTGAGCGTTACAGCTTCGGCGTGTCAGATCCTTTGGGCGTGTTCGGTTCACCCGGCGCTTAATAGGCATCAAAAAAAAGGGGAGCTTCGGCTCCCTTTTTTGTTGCATTGGTTTAAACGTAGTGGTATAAACATACTAATCCGGGCTTATCCGGTGTTCTGACAGTCCCGGCTGACGACATGCAGACAGAACACCCCAACTTGCATGTAAGGAATACATCATGGCACGTACCACGTTTCAAGGCCCAGTTCGTTCATTGGGCGGCATTTATCAACAAGGCCCAGCGACTGTTGTTGAAATCACAGCAAGCACTACATTAAGCCCAGAAGCTCATGGCGGTCGCATTATTTCTGTTGGTGGCACATTGGCTGCTGCGCTGACTTTGACATTGCCAGCAATCAACACATCAGCAAACTCAACCACATCTGGCCCCGGTCAAGACCCAAGCACAGCTAACAACGAAGGTGTTGTTTACACCATCTGGGTTCCTACAACAATTGCCACTAGCTCATTGAAGATTGGCACTAACGGCACTGACAAGTACGTTGGCACAATTGTGATGAACGACGCTGATACTGACGGCGCAGCATTGGTTGGCTTTAACGCCGCCGCTGCTAACGATTTCATTAACTTGAACGGCACTACCACTGGTGGTGTTGCAGGTTCATGGGTTCAAATCGTTGCCATTGCTGCTAACAAGTACATGGTTACCGGCATGGTGCTTGGTACAGGCACTGTTGCCACACCATTTGCCAACTCCTAATCAACCCAAGGGGCTTCGGCCCCTTTTTTAAAGGAGATTGATTATGATGCAAACAGACGTAAAGTCGCTTCTTGTAGCGGCTTCGGCAACGGATACTATTGTTGGTGGCACAAATCGTAATAGGTTAAAAGCTCTTACGATTTCATACGCAGCCACTGGTGGAACTGTTGTTGTAAAAGACGGCGCAGCAGGGACTACGTTATTTTCGTTCCCCGCACCTACAGCCATTGGAACAATACACATCCTAATACCCGGAGAAGGTATTTTGGCTAGAACTAGCTTGGCAGTCACCACAGGTGCTGGTGCTTCTGTGGTTGTGTACTATGGCTAAGTCACCAGCATGGCAGAGGAAAGAAGGCAAGTCCGAGAAGGGCGGTTTGAACGCCAAAGGTCGAGCCTCCGCGAAAGCGCAAGGCATGAACTTGAAGGCTCCCCAGCCAGAAGGCGGCTCTCGGCGCGACTCTTTCTGTGCGAGGATGGGCGGGATGAAAAAGAAGCTAACGAGTGCAAAGACAGCCAACGATCCGGATTCACGCATCAATAAAGCTTTGAGGGCATGGAATTGTTAGATCTAAACACAGCATGGTCAGCAGTCCTATCTTTGGTGATGGGATTGCTTGGCTACATGATGAATGAAAAGTTCAGGGAACTGGCTCGTGTCACGATCCTGTTGAACAAAACCCGTGAGGAGGTTGCTCGTGATAACGTTACTCAAGCAGAAGTGGATCGCATTACGAACCACATTGACCAACGCTTTAACAAGCTTGAAGCAAAGATTGACCAACTTATTCAAAAGGGGTGAGTAATCATGGCTGGACTTGCTGCACTTGATCTTCTTGGCAGGGGCGTTAAAGCTGGTGCTAAAGCTTTGGATTATGACATCCCTAAAAATATAGAACCTTTTCTTACGCCCGTTAGCAGTGCTAAAGATTTTTTAACCACCAAAATTGAAACTGCATTAAATTTGCCCAAAGATTCAGTTGCTGCCGCTACAGATCCAAAAGGTTTTTTGGGTAATGTTATTAAAGATGTTGCCAAAGAAAAAATTGTAGAGTCTTTGGGAGAGCGGCGTGAAGTTCCTGTAGAAGACCGCAGTTTTTCTTCTTCAGGTGGCGGTGGTAGCAGCGCATACACAGACGATGAATTAACTAGCGGCAGAGCAGCATATAAACGTGGCGGTAAAGTTAAACCTGAGCCAAAATCTAAAGGCAGCACAGCATCTCGCAGAGGTGATGGTATTGCGCAGCGAGGCAGGACAAAAGGTAGGTATCTGTAATGCCAAGCACAAGCGCAAAACAACGGAATTTCATGGCGGCAGTAGCGCACAATCCTGCGTTTGCCAAGAAAGCGGGAGTCCCACAATCTGTGGGTAAGGACTTTAATCAGGCTGATAAAGGCCGTAAATTTTCTAAAGGTGGCGATATGAAAAAGATGAATATGGGTGGATACGCAGACGGCGGTATGCCTATGAAAGACGGTAAGCCTGCTTTTGTTGGTGACGGTAAAGGCAAGATGGCTAAAGGCGGCATGGCACATAAAGACGTCAAAATGGACAAGTCTATGATGCAAAAAGCCGTCAACAAACACGAAGGTCGTTTGCACAAAGGTGCAACCATGACTAAACTGTCTAAAGGTGGTATGGCTCCATCTAAGATGGGTGGAGTTAAGACTTCATCTGCTCGTGATGGTGTTGCGTCCAAGGGTAAAACTAAAGGCACAATGGTTAAGATGACCAAGGGCGGCATGGCTTGCTAAGGGGTTTAAACATGAAACAAAACATCAATAACTACGAGTTTATTGAACCCGGCTCTGGCACTATGCCTGAAGACGACAATAGTGGAGCGCCTCCTGCTGCCATGCCTACGCCTCGCAAAAACAAAGTAGTGACCAAGGAAGAGCTTGAGAAATCAGGCATGTCCTTGCGTGATTATTTGAATGCCAAGCAGGGTTTGACACGCCGCAAAGAAAAAGATTCCACTCCTAAACTTATTGACCCTTCTAATATTAAAAGTGACCGTCGTTTTGATGACGAAGGACTTATTGATCCTTCTAATATTAAAAGTGGTCGCCGTGATTTTGAAGAATCACAAAAAGCCGCAGGTGCAATTGATTCCGGTCGCGACATGAGAACACCTCGCTACACACCGCCCGGCTCTGCTCCAAAACAAACTACGCAGAAGCCAAAGCCAAAAGTATTTTCGGCAGATCGTCCTGATAACAGCTTCCCCGGTAGTAAGTTTGCTAAAGGTGGTTCTGTTTCTTCTGCGTCTAGTCGTGCTGATGGTTGCGCCACTAAAGGTAAGACACGCGGAAAGATGGTGTAATTATGATGGCATCCCGAGGAATGGGCAACATAATGTCCAGCAAAATGCCCAAGGGCAAGCGTAAAGCTCGTCGGGATGACACTGACTTCACGCAGTATGCTGAAGGCGGGAAGGTAAATGCTGCTGGTAACTACACTAAGCCAGATCTGCGTAAGCGGATTGTGTCTCAGGTAAAAGCTGCTTCTACCCACGGAACAGGTGCGGGTCAATGGTCAGCCCGCAAAGCACAACTTGTTGCTAAGAAGTACAAAGAAGCTGGTGGAGGATATAGAGATTGAAAGCTCCTCAAAAATCGCTTAAAGATTGGGGTGACCAGAAGTGGCGCACCAAGTCTGGCAAGCCGTCGAGTAAGACGGGGGAGCGGTATTTGCCCGAAGCGGCTATCAAGTCTTTATCACCATCTGAGTACGCAGCTACAACCAAGGCCAAACGTGCAGGCAAGGCGGCGGGTAAACAGTTTGTAGCCCAACCTAAAACGATAGCAAAGAAAACGGCAGGATTTAGATGACCACTACCGGCTCAACCCTCTTCAATATGGACTTCACGGAGATTGCCGAGGAAGCGTGGGAGAGGGCTGGGCGGGAAATGCGTTCAGGCTACGATCTGCGTACAGCACGTAGATCAATGAACTTGATGACCATAGAGTGGCAGAACAAAGGCATCAATATGTGGACTATGGAGCAGGGGATCATTAACCTGACTCCCGGCCTAGCTACATATGCTCTACCCACAGACACGATTGACTTGCTTGAGCATGTTATCCGCACAGGGCAGAACACTTCTTCTACGCAGGCAGATCTGACAATTACTCGCATTAGTGTTTCTACGTATGCAACCATTCCAAACAAACTCAGCCAAGCAAGACCAATCCAAGTGTGGATTCAGCGCCTTTCTGGGCAGACTAACCCAACGACTGCGGTCTTGGATGGAGCCATCACCTCCACGGACACCACGATCACGCTTAACACGGTGGTTGGGTTAGCCGGTGCAGGCTTTATCCGTTTAAACAGTGAAGACATCTACTACACCTACATATCAGGGAATACCCTTGGTGGTGTATACCGTGGTCAGAACAACACGACAGCGGCTTCTCAAGCAGACGGCACAGCAGTCTTCGTCCCGCAGCTACCAGCCGTTACTGTGTGGCCTACGCCTGATAACAGCACTCCATACCAATTTGTGTACTGGCGCTTAAGGCGAGTGCAGGATGCAGGTGCTGGTATGGAGACATCGGATATGAACTTCCGTTTCCTGCCATGCTTGGTAGCTGGCTTGGCGTACCACATTGCAATTAAGACACCTGACCTGATGCCTCGCATCCAGATGCTTAAACAGATTTACGATGAAACCTTTGAGATTGCAGCCGGTGAAGACCGTGAGAAAGCTGCGGTAAGGTTTGTTCCTCGTCCTAATTACATTGGAACTGGTACGTAATGGCAAATAGGTTTGCATCCGGCAAAATAGCGATTGCCATGTGTGATCGCTGTGGACAGCAGTTTAAACTTAAAAAGCTTAAGACAGAAATTATTAAGCAGCGTAAGTATCAACTGTTGGTCTGTCCGGAGTGCTGGGATCCTGACCAACCGCAGTTAATGCTTGGAACGTTTCCTGTGGATGATCCGCAAGCTTTACGCAATCCACGTAAAGACACAACGTATGTTACGGCAGGTGTAAATAGTATTGGTAGTTTGACTGGTGGTTCACGGGATATTCAGTGGGGCTGGCAGCCTGTAGGCGGGTCTAGTTTAAATGATGCAGGATTAACACCAAACTACTTGGTGGCAACGACATTTGTTGGTACAGTAACGATATCTTAAGGAGTTTAAACATGGCATATACAAAATCAGCCGATGGCATTGTTAAAAAAGGTAAGACTGATGTTCAAGTTTTCCCTACCAGTGGCCCTTCCCAGAAAGAAATGATGGGCGGTAAAGGTAAAGGTAAGGGTAAAACCAATGCCGACATGAAGACTATGGGTCGTAACTTGGCAAAGATTGCCAATCAAAAGCGAGGCTAATCATGGCTACATACAGCAAAAAAATGATGGGCAAAGAAGTTGGCGATGCCAAGGTCTATGCTAAACCACACACCATGACCGGCAAAGAAGTTAAAGCTTCTGACAATCCCGGATCTGGCCCTGACCACAGCGATGCTGGAACAGTCAACATGGCTGTAGGTAACGTTTATCGTCGTGCACAGCCAGCAGCTAAGACTACCGGCATTAAGATGCGCGGTGCAGGTGCAGCCACTAAAGGTGTTATGTCACGAGGCCCGATGGCTTAAGGTTTAAACTATGCCAATGACATACGCCCAACTTGTTGCTGCGGTAACTGATTACACGCAGAACACGTTTGAAACGACTACGATCAATACAATGATTAAGCAGGCGGAGCAGCGCATCTATAACACGGTGCAGATTGCTAACTTGCGTAAGAACGTAACGGGTGTACTGTCTTTGGGTAATAAGTATTTGGCTTGTCCAGAGGACTTTCTTTCAACATATAGCCTAGCTATATACCCATACAACGCAACAACTGCAACGGGAACATCTGGTCAAAAGACTATTGTTGTTGCCAGTGCAACTGGGGTAGCTGTAGGTCAACAGGTTACAGGTTCAAACATTGGAACTAACGCCATTGTTCGCAGTATCAATGGCACGACAGTTACTTTAACTGTAGCTAATAGCGGAACAGTAAATGGCGCTGTAGTGTTTCAAGGCGACTATCTGTACCTTTTGAACAAAGATGTGAACTTCATCCGTGAAGCATATCCATTGAGTGCGGTGGCATCTGAGCCTAAACACTATGCCATTTTTGGCCCTCAGTCAGCTAATGTGAATGAGTTGTCTTTCATTCTTGGCCCTACGCCAAATGCAAATTACTACGCAGAACTTCATTACTACTACTATCCAGAATCTATTGTTACTGCCTTGACTACATGGTTGGGTGATAACTTTGACTCTGCATTGCTGTATGGCACTCTGTGTGAAGCTGGAACATACATGAAGAGCGCACCAGAAGATGGCATGTATAAGCTTTATCAAGAGCGTTATGTTCAGGCTATTGCACTCCTCAAGAACTTGGGTGATGGCAAACAACGTGCAGATGCTTATCGTGATGGTCAGGTTAGGGTGGCAGTCTCATGAGTAGCATTCTTCAAACCCAGACGACCAGCTTTAAAACAGAGCTATACACAGCCGTCCACAATCTATCTACAGATACATTAAAGATTGCTCTGTATACGGCTAATGCTGATTTAAACGAAGCAACCACTGTTTACACGACATCCGGTGAAGTAACCGGTGGTGGATATGTTGCAGGCGGAGTAACGCTGACAGGAGTAACCATTAGCTCGTCTGGTTATACAGCTTTTGTAGACTTTGCCGACGTGGTGTTTAATGCATCGGTTACGGCTCGTTGTGCTTTGATCTACAACGTTACTCAGGGTAATAAATCCATAGCTGTGTTGGACTTCGGGTCTGACAAGACCTCTACCAATTTCACCATCACAATGCCTGCTAACACAGCCACAGCAGCATTGATCCGTTCTTCTAATTAAGGAGTCTCACATGAGCTTGGACAAAATGACCGCTACAGACCAAGTAGCCGCAACCACAAAATACAACACAATGCCTGCTGACCAGATGGCTATCAATGGTACATACCATGCTGTTTGCTATGACGCTAACGGTCAAATCAAATGGGAAGCCCCCATTGAGAACTTAGTAACGACTGTTGGCAAGAACTTGACCTTGGACACCATTCTTGGTAACTCAGCCGCTGGCGCAGTTGTCATGGGTTTAAAGGGTACGGGTACTGCTCTTGTGACTGATACGCAGGCTTCCCACGGAAGTTGGTTGGAAGTGGGTGGCACTAACGCTCCTGCATATTCAGGCAATCGTCCTACGCCATCATTTGCGTCAGCCGCCGCAGCAAGCAAGGCTACGTCTTCTGCCGTGTCATTCTCTATGACCAGCACAGGTACAGTGGCAGGTTGCTTTATTAACATCGGTGGTAGCGCTACTAAAGATTCAACCACTGGCACATTGTTCTCTGCTGGTGATTTCTCTAGTTCTAAGGCTGTTGTTAACGGCGACACAATTGCAGTTACATACACATTAACATTGACTTGATATGGCGTTAGCTTGGGGTGACGGCGCATGGGGTGATAACGCATGGGGCGGTGGAGAGACTTTCCCCGTCAGCGTTACTGAAACCGCCCTACTCGCTGATTCACCTGCGGCTGGGTTATACATTGAAGTAAGCGTTACGGAGTCTTTGACGAACGGGACGGCTTGGGGTGCGGATACTTGGGGTTCTGGCCTGTGGGGTGGTACAGAAGGCATTCAGGATATTCAGACTGTAGCTCTGACAATGAATGTGGCGGTGGATGAATCTGCTGCTATTGCTGATGATCAGTCGGTTGTTGCCAATTTTGCGGGGTCTGTCACTGAGACAGCGGCTATTACTGATACGAATGAGGCAATAACAAGCTACAACGTCAGTGTGTCGGATAGTCAGGCCATAACAGATGTCAACGCCGCGCAGACAAGTTATAACGAGAGCGTGTCGGATTCAGTTGGTATTGCGGATGTAGAAACAGCGGTTGCTACATTCTTGGGTGATATATCGGAGTCAATTGCAATAGCAGAAGCACAGGTGGCTGTGCTGATTATGACCATCAACGAAACGATGGCTATTGCAGAAGGAACGACTGTAGGAACGTATTACACAGAATTCTTAACTGAATCTGCGGCAATAACGGATATAAATGATGGTGGTGCAAACTACCAAGTGAGCCGGACGGAAACGATGGCGATAACGGAAACAAACGGTGGACGATATTTGTGGGAAATTATTGATGACACACAAGGCGTAAACTGGCAAAATATCAGCAATCCGCAAACACCGGGCTGGGGTGCTGTTGATACAACGGAATCGCCCGGTTGGACACAAATTTCTACACAGTAGGAGCATTAAATGGCAAATACGGCACTAATCGGCCTCACGCTACCAGCCACGGGCACACTGTCCGGGCAGTGGGGCGACACAGTTAACAACGCCATCTCGCAGATCGTTGACGTTGCCGTTGCTGGTACTCAGACAGTTACCACTGATGCTGACGTTGATCTGACCCTGACTACAGGTACATACGCCAGCACCGGACTGACATCAACAAGCTCTCAGTACGCAGTTCTTCTGTGTACGGGCGCACGTACAGCGGCTCGTAACATTAACACTCCCAAGCAGTCTAAGACCTACGTTGTCATTAACGATACAACAGGTGGCTATGCAATCACAGTGCGTGGTGGCCCAACATCTCCTACGACTGGTGTAACTGTAGCGGCTGGCACACGGGCAATCATTGCTTGGAACGGCTCCGACTTTGTTAATGTGGGTGGTGGCTCTGCTGCTGGCTCTACAACGCAGGTTCAGTTTAACAACGCAGGTGCTTTTGGCGCTTCTGCTAACTTGACCTTTGACGGCACAACGCTGACGGCTAATGATTTCATTGATTCTTCACTGACAGCCAGCAAGCCTGTATTTACAAACGGCAGTAAGAACTTGGTGTCTACTGGCACTCTTGGCGTAGATCAGGGCGTTACGGGTTTAACCACTCTAACTGCTAACAACGTGATTCTGGGTAACGGAACATCCACACCCACTTTTGTTGCACCTAGTACAAACGGTAATGTTTTAGTGTCTAACGGTACTACATGGACATCAGCCGCACCCGCAGCTTCTGGCGTATCGCAAGCCAAAGCCACCATGATCTCTTTCATCTTCGGTTTCTAAGGAACTAACATGGCAAATCCTAATCTCTTAGCCGCGACCACAGCTTCCGGCACGACAACCTACTTAACACCCAGCGCAACAACTGCGGTGGTGTTGGTTCCTAATGCGGCTTCCAGCGGTCAGGTCTTTAAGATCAACCAGATCGTTGCGGCTAATGTAAACGGTACTTCAGCAGTGGATGTCACAGTAGCTATCTACACTAACGGCGCAGTAGCTCAAGGTTCTGCCCCTTCAAGCGGCACGGCCTACCCGATTGCATCTACAGTGTCTGTCCCTGCTGATGCTTCTCTGATTGTTGTTGATAAAACCTCTGCCATTTATCTGATGGAAGGCTCATCAATTACGGTGACATCAGGTACGGCAAGCGGTATTACCTACACCATCTCATATGAAGTAATTTCATAGTTCGGAGGCAATCATGTCTCTTAAATGGACTGGTGGAGTTCTTTCGCCGACCTATAACGGCCTTAACTACCCTGTCACAACGGTGGAATACCTTGTCGTGGCTGGCGGGGGCGGTACTACTAGTGCTATTAGTGGTGGTGGAGGTGCTGGCGGTGTTTTAACTGCAACAGGATACACGGTTACCGCAGGATCAAGCATTACCGTAACTATTGGTGCTGGCGGTGCTGGAAGCACAACTGGTACAGGCAATGATGGGTCTAGTTCTTCGTTTGGTTTTATTACTGCTTTAGGTGGCGGCGGTGCGGGTGGTTCAACTGGTCGAACTGGTGGTTCTGCTGGAGGTAGTGGATATTTTGTTACAACAGTTGTTGCTGGCACATCAGGGCAAGGAAACGCTGGTGGTGGCGGTGCGGGTAATGGTTCATCAATTTTAACTGGTGGAGGTGGCGGTGGTGCTGGCTCTGCTGGACTAAGTACAAATGGAAACATTGGCCTTACAGGTGCGGGCGGGTCTGGGATTGTTTCTACTATTTCTGGTTCACCACAAGTTTATGGAAGCGGTGGTTCTGGTGGTGGAAAAAATACAACTACTGTTGTAGGATTGACCACTTATGGTGGCGGCGTTGGCGCATCATCA